TTATTAAGTTCTTTAGCGTTAGGTATGTCTTTAAAATAAACAGCAGTTGGAAATAATATCTTTCTTTGAAGTTGACTCATTTAAATGGTGGTCCTCCAAACCACATCACCAAAGATTTTCTCACACCCTTTTTAACGGGCGCAACTTTGTGTCTTAAGAATGATGCAAAAAATATAGCTTGTCCCTGTTTCAGGGGCAATGGTTTAGCGTCACCCATATCTGAAAACATTAAATCACCCCCTGTAAATTCTGATGGGTCTGACAATAAACAAGTCATAGATATTTTTCTAATAGGGTTTTGACCATCTTGACCAAACGCATTAAGATCCATGTGCCAATCATAAAAACCTTTTTTAGGATATACAGTAAACTGTGCAGGTTCTGTAAGTCTTACACCATCAAAATAGAAATGATTTAAGTTTACTATAGATAATTGATTCTCAATTACTTTATACATTTGTGGTAGTTTAGCAAAAGGTATCCAAGAGATTGTTGTTACTCGTTTCTTAGTATCGTATTGACCTTTTTCTCCACCACCCACTTTTGCTTGTTCAGGTGCACATCGATGACCAGTATCAATAATCATTTTACATTGTTCTGGTGTAAAGATAGGTTGTGTGGTTGTAGCAATATAAGATTGCCATATTGGCATTCGCGGTATTTGTGTCATTCGTTTTGTCCCGATCCAGTTCTTGAAGATACAGGATTGTAATTAATATCAACATTACAAACTAATGTTCTTCTTGTTTCTTTTGTTCCGTTAAATGGATATACGCAGTGTCTCATATCATATGGAAAAACATAAAAATCTCCTATCTTAACTTTCGGTGCATAATCTGTTTTAGCAAACTGTCCGTTAGCTGAACCTATAATTTGTAGTCGTCCATTCATGGGTTTATCTGGCGCTGAGTATTCCATACCTGTTTCTTTTGGTAATTTCATAATCATTACAGAAGACAGCCCTGTGTAAAGTTTACCTTGATGAATATGCACAGGATTATACTCTCCGGCCTTCATTTCATTAACCCAAATAGAGTTTATAGATTTTTCTGTTTGACCTATTTTATTCCAATCTGTGTAATGATCAAACACACTATGAAACCACTCAAGTATGTCTTGTGGTAAAAAATTATGTTGATGCATCTTATCGTTGTTAGGACCAGAATAAAATAAAGATACTTCGTCTTGTATTTTACCCACTAACTGTTTATTGGCTTTTGGTAATTGTTTCTTTTGTCTTTCGTAAATTTCATTAAGACCTACAAATATTTCTAAAGGAACCTGATATTTTAAAACGGTCTGACCTAAAAATATAAAATCAAATTTCATTTTTCTTCCTAATTTCTGTTGCGGATATGGATTCTATTTTTTCTGGTAAAGATATTTTTTCTATCGCATATCCAACGTCTCTACCATAACATATGTTTGTAATATTTGGAACTCTTATTACTATGTACTTGCCATAATACGGCCTTAATTTTTTATCTATTTTTCTTTTTACAGTTTTAAATGAATATGGATTTTTTTTACCTATGCAAGATCTAACCATAATCACCACCTGACCTGTTTTTTCTAATATCTTTTTGAACAACTCAAAATGACCATCATGAAAAGGTTGGTATCTTCCTAGCATTTGAGCAGTGGGTTTATTGTAGTCTATCACGAATCTCCTTTATAACATGGTCGTAATTAAAATCTGTAATTTCAAATGTGCAATGACTAGGTTTTTCAAACATTTTGTTGGTGTCATCATACCTGCCTTCTTTAATTGTATTCATCCAAATCTTAATATCATAGTCGTGTCTATTCTGATCGTAAGGGCAAATAAAATCTACAACAGCTGGACCATCTGCTAAGTTTGCTAAACAATACATTCGCTCTGCTTGTCGTAACCTACCTTCCATAGAAAAATCCCAATCGTTAAACATCTTTCTAATTTCATCAGCGTTAAAATAAGCCATGTTAACAGCAAGTTGTCTTGCAAATGTAGTTTTACCCGAACCTGGTAGTCCAAAAACTAATATCTTAGATGAATTTAATTTTCCCATATGTCTGTATAATTTCTTGTGGTAGCACTTTTGTAATATCTCTTTTTGTTTTTGTCAAAGATTTTGTTTTTATAGTATGCATACCTTTACCAAACATTGTGTCATCATATTTTAAACCATTTACTTGCACTTGTTTAAAATTTTTAAACCTGTGTTTATATTTTGGTATACCTAAAAATTTGTATATTCTATTAATTGTTTCCTCTGGTTTATCCACAATCTCATTGTAGTCTACAAAAAGAACATGGTGTTTGTTTTCTGGTTTTAATAAATGACTCATGCATTTTAATTCTTTTACTATTTGTCCTTTAGGATTCATAAGCTCATGACAAGCTTGTATTGGTGTTCCTAGCCTTCTAATGTAATTATCAGGTGTTTTACTTGCCCACTCTATCCATGAAGCTAAAACTTCTAATATAGGTCTTACTAAAAATATAATCTTTATATTAGGATCTAAATGTTTTTTTACTAATTTTAAATTAGCCTCCGTTCCAGCAGGTCCACGATCTATAATATATTTATAATCCCAATCTTTGTAGTAATTATCAAAGACTGCACTTAAAACATTATCTAATGATTTGTGGTCTGGAAAGTTTTGAAATACATCTGTTCTTTTTAACAAAAATAAATCTTTTATTATTTCAAGAGTAATAGAATTAGGTGTGCAACATATATTAGGGTTTTGATTTAATATTGACGTAAGAATAGTATTACCTGCTCTAGGTAAACCAGCAAGAAAAAATATTTTTTTACTTGGTGATCTTTTTAGTTTTTTTGGCATCTAACGATAATGTATTTTCTTTTAGTCCCTTTTCTAAAGCCTCTAACTGTCCTAATACGTTAA